GTGTATTGTGTACCGTCTTTTTCAAAAGTAATTAAAGATTGATTGTTGAATGTAATTGTTTGGGTTGAGATTTGATTAGACATAACTGTCTCCTTTGTGTAATTTTCGAAATTACCCCTAATAATATAGGGTTGCCAAGAGGTTCGAAAACCGCACAAAGTTCGGCTGGGATTATTCCTCTTACGAGTATTATATTCTCCGCCCTCTCGGCATAGATTTTGATTTTTTACCTTTTTGTATCTAAATAAATTCTAAAGGCACTACTTTTAGTAAATTCTAGATACAAAAAAACCGCTTAGGATTTCGGTTGCGGCTTACCGCTCTGTGAAAGGTTTCGACACCTTGATAAGAATAATATAATTTTATTTTTGATATGTAAAGAAAAACCAGCTTTATTTTAGCTGGGTTTTTATTTAATCTTAAATAACTACGATTAAGCAGCTCTTTTTTCTCGACGCTCCGCTATTGCCAAACTTTGACGATATTCCGTTGCCTCTGCTAGCATTGTCCATTTTGTTTTAATACCTTTATTTTCAAGATATTTTTTTATGTCCTTAATGCTAAGTTCAAAAAATTCTTTTCTTGCATTCACTTTATTAACAGACGCAAGCTCAAATTTATTATGTAATTCTTTCTCCAATGCTGGAGCGTCATCACTAAAAATCATTGCATGAACATCAAATGGGAATGGGACAGAAGCATCTCCTAACTCTTTAACTCGATCTAATGGTTCTAAACGTCTAGTCATACCAATTTTAAAGATATCTTCACCAAAACTACCTATATTACTAATAATATAAACATGTCCTTGTTTTGTTTGCTGAGCCATTGATAATGCCCTTTTCCCTTTTTCTTCAGCCTCTGCTAATTGATTTTCAAGGAGTTTTAATTTTTCTTCATATTTTTGTTTTTGCTCTTCCGTAGCATTCAACATTTCTTCTCTAGCTTTAACCAATGCAGCCTGAATTAAACTTTCTTCTTTCTCAGCTTGTTTAATAGCTCTTTCAATTTCCCTTTGTGCAGCAGCCTCTTCTCTCATCTGAGCTCGTATTTCTCTCTGCTCTTCAGCTTCTATTTCTTTCTGACAAATATATTGATAATAAGCCTCACATTCTTGCATTTTTAATTCAACGTAAGACAAGGATATTCCAACTTCTAAATCAATCAGGAGTTTTTCTAATGTTTCTGCTAGTTTTTCTATTTTAGATAAAGTAGCTTCGTAATTTTTAGAGCTTATCTTACTAATTAAATATTCACAATGGGTATTAAATGCTGTGATAAGTAATTTACCTTGATTATTAAAAAGACGTTTATCATAAGCCCTATTTCCTGTTAAGTCTAAGAAATCATCAGGGTAAGAATACGCTTGGCTTTTTCTAACCATTTCTTTCTGTTTTGCTCTTATATCTTTTAATTTCTCGTTATATGCTCCACTACTTACCTCACCATATTGAGGAAGAGGGTAAATACCACAACTAACAAATTTATCCATATCCGAATATAAAGACATTTCACTCTGTAATGCTTCAATATTCTGTTCTAACTCCAAAAGAACCACTTTCTTATCATCTAATTTTGTATATTTCTCTTCTATCTCTGCTGATGATCTTTGCATTTCTTGAAGATGCCTTGTTTCATCGTTCAATTCTTCAAATATTTTTTTCTTTACTTTAAATTTTTCACTTATATTATCTAATTGTGCCGTTACACTTTTTAATTTATTTGAGGCAATAACTTCTTCATTCAACAAATTATTCTTTGTATTCTCTAATTTTTCTATTTCCACTTCTCTATTTTTCTTTTCTTCATCAAAAGCTTTTAATACACCTGCTTTTTTAAATGCTTTCCTAAACCCAATCCAATAGCCAAAAGAAAATAAAATTGCTACAAAAACGAAGAATACAACCAACGCTGTCATTTCATTACTCATACATTACTCCCTGCACAAAAAAATTGTTCCTTAAGTTTTGCTCTTTGTAAGCATCTTTTTTCCAGTGATTTATTTCCTTTAGCTAAAAACCTTTCATACTTACGTTTATTTTTAGCTTTTCTTTGCTGTTCCTGACGTTTTATTTTTTGATTTAAAATTCTTTCCGCATTCTTTCTGTCTCTTTCTATTTCGGCTAGCCTTTTCTTTCTCTCTTTCTCTAAATGCTTACGTTCTCTAATTATCTGAGCATTTCTTCTTTTGGCTTCTCTCTCTTGTTCTCGCTGTATTCGAGTTAAAGCTCGATTTACTTTTATGAGTGTTTTTAACATAGCTTATCTACCATTATTAGATTTTGTTAATTAGATCAATAAAAAAGCACTCCGAAGAATGCTTAATCTAAAATTAATTATTTGTACACTGGTATTTAACTTTCATTATGTATTCCATACAGTCACCACCCCACATAGAGTTACAACCTCTCGTAGAGCCACCAAATGGCTCTGCATTAGAGTATCCCCACGCTTTACATTTTCTAATAACTGTCTGTAACGTTTTCTCTTTGTTTACTTGAACACGTTCAAATGGTTGCTTAGTAACAGCCATTTCAACAATTCCATCTGACTTGCTACCACCAACAGCATACATTTCCTTTTCTTGAACCGCACACCCTGTTAAAACAAGACTTAACAAACTAACTACTAATAACTTTTTCATAAAACCTCCGTTGTGAATAAAAACGGTGGTATTTTATCAAAAATTAAATATTTATAGGAAAATAAATTCTGATTTTGCGATCTAGATCGAGAAAATCAATCATTCAACTTTCTAACTTGTGACTTTGTAGTAATCTCATTTCATAAAATCACGAAACGAGGAAAAACTATGAAACAACAATTTAAACAGTGGTTAATTAACCAAAATGACCGATTTATAAACGACAACATTACATCTATTCTCTCTAAGATTGATGACGAACTTAATATCATTAATGCTAATGAAGAAGAAACAGAAACTTTAATACTGTGGCTTAGTGAATTTTTAGGGTAATAAAAAACCTGCATTATGCAGGCTTAGGTTATTTCTTTTCTAGTCGTTACCGTCCCAACCTTCAATAAATCTTTTCATAGTATGCTCCTTTTTAATTGAATTAAAAAAGATTACTGTCACTAATCTTTACTGCTTTTACGTGATGAATTATAACAAGGCGTATTTATAAAATAAACTTTATATTTATTCAACAACCACTTCTTCATCAAAGGTTTCAACACCTTGCGAAATAACTAACGATCCTGTTCTGATTTTTCCATAAGCTAACGGAACAGGACGACCTTGCGCAGTCATATTTGATAAATTAGAAAAGTGGGTAGATTTTTTCTTCTCAGCCTCATCTCCTGTATTCATTTCTGGCGTTTTGGTTAGCATTTGAGCAACACCACCAATCATCATACCAATACCTGAAGCAACCAATGCCGAACCACCCGCCCAAGATGTCATAACTCCTACAACAATCATAACCACACCAACAATTGTTTGGAATAAGCCTTGCTTCTTAGCTCCTTTCAACACTGGTGTAAAATGTACTGTTTGACCTTTTTTTAATTTCTGAAACAACCCTTTTTCTAAATAACGAGAGTCAATGTACTTACTTCCAATTCTGACTTTAAATAATCCTTGTTGAAAGGCTTGCTTTAGCCCTTGTATTTGCGAAGTTAATGCTCTTAATGCTTCAGCAGTGTCTTGTACATCTAATTCGAATTTATCGCCAAATCTTGTAAGGCTACCGTAAAATCTAACTCCAACCATTTTTTGTATCTCCAAATGCTATGTGTATGCTTTAACCAATACCCATCGTATAAATCTCGCTTTGACAAACGCTTGGGACTGTGGTGTAAAATCATTTGCTCACCGATATAAATACCTGCGTGATTAGGCACATCTGCTCCAACTTGAACAAGGATAACATCACCAATCTGTAATGACTCTCCCTCTTCTAGCTTCTCAAACCCTTGTTTTTCAATATTGTCTAAATATAAATTGGTGTCTTTCCACCATTTGTCAGCTCGTTCAAAATCAGGAAAGTCTATACCTGACAATCTATAAAAATCTCTCGCAATGGTATAGCAATCGCTTGAACCATATTCGAATGAACGACCTATAAGCGGTGGGATTTTAGGAAAAATTTGCAAATCATCATTACAGACTAACCACCAATCTAAGCCTGAATTATGTTGCATTTGCCTATCCGCAATAGAGAGCGTTGGCTCTCCGTCAGGGTGTGAGTGAACTACTGCTACAATTTTGCCTTTGTTACTCGCTTTTAAATAATCATTAGGCGATATTTCAAAATAAACTGTAGGTTCAATTGCAATATTTTCACAAGCAACAAATTGATTTTCATTGCCATCAGAAACAATAAAACCGCACATTTCTTGCGGTTCTTTTTGCTTAGCATAGTTTATCAATTCTGCTTTTAATTTTTCTGATATATTCATTTACTACCTCAATTTATTAACACTGATAAATCCGCCGTAATTCATTGTGTTATTTCTCAACTTACAACCGCTGATTAAGCCGCTACATTTATCTTTCTTAATGTCTGATGTTCGTTGGTCTTTTTCATCCGCAATAGCTCCACCTGTATATCCACATTCAGATGAACGATAAACCCAATGACAAGCTATTGTTACTGTCCGTAGTGGAATAATTGCATTATCAGTCTCTGTCGGAAGTGCTAATACAAATGTTGCTATTTCTCGTTTTAATGCTGAGAGTTGTTCAACAACAAAATAGCTTAGCACTTCTTGAGATGGGTCTGCGTTATCGTTACCCTCGCTAAAGTTTTCAGCATCTAAATATTGTGCATAAACGAGATGACGGCGAACAACAGCACCTAAGCATTGCTCAAAGCGATTTACTAATCCTGTAACAAAGCCATTAATATTCGCAATAGTCAAATTAGGGCGGTTTGATGTGCCTGTCCCTGACGTTTCAAAACCGTCTGCTTTTACACCGAAAGGCTGGTATTTCTTACCCTGCCAAACAATCGGCTTTAATTCTTCATTTGTACCTGCGTAGAAACGATATAGTTCGCCATTCATTCCGTCTTGGTCTGTAAGATTGCGTAAATCGACTTCCCACAATTCAATCATTGTGTCTTGCTCGAGTTTAGCAAGTTCCAACTTAAACTCATTACTTATTAGCTGTGGCATATTAACCTCTTAATATGTTCCTAACGCATAAATTATCGCAGCAATACCAAATAGCAATCCAGTTATTAGTCCTGCAATAGCTAAAATAATCCCTGCTCTATCTGCACCTTTTTCACTCATTTTTCCACCTACCCTTATTTGATTTTTTGGTGTATACTTAATCAAAATTTATCTCCTTTCGTTTAAGGTTGTTAAGGGGATTTAAAAACCCTAGTAATTACCAGTTACTAGGGTTTCTTTTTTCTACTAACTGTGTTACTTAATTATCACAATATTTATTATCTATTAAGAGAGGAAGCTGTTCAGCACTCTCATTTTGTGATTATTATTTTCACACTACAAATGCAATATTTCTTTTAAACTAGTTTAAAGATTTATTATGCGAACATTCCTCCTGACCTAAAATTATTTTGAATAACACTGTTTGCTTCTATTCTTGCTATTCCTTGCATTTTTTTCATTAATTCAACCGTAATTTCTAAATTACCGTCTTTATCTTCTTTGGTTGAAACGTTAGCTGTTGCTTGCTCTCCGTTATTGATGATATTTACTTTTACACCATCACTACGAGAGATACCTCGACCGTGAACTGTTGGCACAGATACGCCCCCACCTGTTGCAAATCCTTGTGGTCTGCTTCGTGTTTGGTAATTTAAGTAATCAAGGTAATTTATACCAAGTCTGCTAGTTGCTTCTTTAGTAAGAACATATTCGCCTTTGTGAACAATGCCAGCTGGAGTATATTTGCCGCCTTGTCCTGTAAATCCACCTACACTACCTCCTGTTGCGTAACCAATTAATCCACCACTGTATGCTTGTTGAGGTGTACTTACTGCACCACCACCTGAAAATCCACCGAATGCTGATTTAATGGCGTTGAAAAGCATCATTTTAATGATCATCTTTGTTAAATCAGTCAAGATAGATTTAGCCAATGCTCCAAAATCTGCTTTTCCTGTCATTACTAGCTTAGTCAACTCGTCTGACATTCCATCAAACGCATTCATTCCTATGTTTGCAACGTTACCCATTACATCATTTGCAGTTACACCAAAATCGTGCATTGATTTTTTCCAGCCATTCATCGGGTCGCTTCTGTCTGCTAAACCAAGCCATTTGTTATACTCTTGCTCTTGAAGGGCATTATTAGCCTGTTTCTGTGTTAAATCACCACTTTGTTGTAATGCTTGAATTTCCGCTACATTCTCATCGTACTCACGTTTTACTTTGATTTCTGGTGCGTATTTTTCAGCAATAGCTTGGCGTTCTTTAGCATATTTTTCAGCGATAATAGTTTTAGATCTTTCTGCTTCTTCAAAAGGAACAACACCGCTCTTGATAAATCCAGCCAATTTATCTAGCTCTTTTTTCTGTTCTAACGCAATACGAGTTAAACTATCAGCAGAAGAGCTTTCTAACTGACTATAATAGTCTTTCCACTGACCTAACATTTTCTCGTGTTTTTCTTTTTGAGAATTAAGCGTTGATAAGGTTCTCTTTCTATTGTTCTCCTGCTCTATTAATAAATACGAATTAAACAATTGCTTGTATTCTTCGCTTTTATCATCAAAATTACCACCAAGAGCGGACATTGCTCGCTGTCTTGCTGTTAATCTATTTGCTTTATCAGTATTCCCTGAGTTTCTTGCTTTTTTGATTTCTAAAGACAGTTTTAAGGCATTTAATTTCTCTTGAATTTTAGGATCTATAGATTGAGCGGTAGCTTGAGATAATCCGTTCATAGCATTGGTTAGCATAACAGCCGTCAAAACTGTTTTGCTCAATGTATTATTAAAGCTGGAAACATTATCACCTGCTGACGGTAACAAGTTTTTAAATTGCTCAACTGATATTCCTAATGCGTTAAATTCCTCTTTTGTCATTTTAAGATCAGGAAATAAAATATTAAGTTGTTCACTTATTTCAACAAATGATTGCTCTTTCAACAGTTTTTTCTGTTCAGCTAAAGTATTATTGAGTTTCTTTGTTGCTTTATCTAACTCCAACTCTGCTTTTGCAGTGGCAAAGAGTTGCTTTTTAATTACATCTGCACTTTTATCTACATTTGTTGTTAATCCTGTAAACGGATCATAATATGTGATTGTCTTACTACTTGATATTTGTTTTAAATGCTCATACTCTTTCGTAAGTTCAGCTATTTTTTTGCGTTGTTCTTCAATACTCTCTTCTGCTTTACCTAAATTAACTTTTATTTCAAGAGCCGTTAATTTCTCAATATTTTTAGTTACATCAGGAAGAGTATCAGCAAATTCCAACGCTTTCTGTCTTGCTTCTTCTAATGATTGCTTGTAATCGTAGAATATTCCAATTGCAGAACTAATAGCTATTGTGATTATTCCTAAAGGACCGCCTAAAAGTCCTAATGCACCTTTGAGTAATCGACTTGTTCCTGCAACAATTCTCTGAGATAGAGATAGTCTTCCGTTAGCTTGACTTAGTGCATTTGTGGCAACTGCTAGATTAGTTATTGCGACTCTTTCAACTTGGTGTAAAGCACTAATTCTTCTTGATTGCTCTGCCATTCTTGTTCTAACTAGCATTCTTTGTTGCTCATTTTGTGCTAATCTAAGCTGTGCTTGCAAATGAACCATATCACTTCTTGCAACACTTAACTCTGCTGTTGCTTTTGCTCTTAAGAGAACAGTCTCTCCTTTTGTTGCTAATGCTCGCTGTTTTATTGCTAGAGCGTGTTTTTCAGTGAGAAAAATCGAGTTTTCCGTATTGATCTTACTTTTTAGCTGTGCTTTCGCAAAACTAGACATTTTTACTAACAACACACTACCTATAACACTCGCTAACATATTAAAGTTATTGGCTAAAAAGCTAACGCCACTTGCTAATGATGTAACTACTCCTGTTGTTTGATTAAGTAGTTTATCAACAAACTTCAATGCCGAGTTTTCCATTTGCTGCATTGCTTGTCCAAATGTTAAAGGCATTGTGTCAAACTGTTGTGATATTTCTTTGCTTGCCCCTCCGATTGCATTAAACAGAATTTGAGAGGTGATTTTTCCTTCAGAAGCGAGTTTTTTAATCTCTCCACGAGATTTACCCATATATTCAGCTACAACATCTAAGATAATTGGAGCAGATTCTGAAATAGAGCGGAACTCATCACCCTGCAAACGACCTGAGCCTAATGCTTGTGATAATTGCAACAACGCACTTGCTTGCTCTTGTGCCGTTGCTCCTCCAACAATCATTGCTTTATTAAGCGTTTCAGTAAAATTTAATAACTGATTTTGAGAGTAACCATAATCTTTTAATGCTCTAGCAGAACGAGTGTACAACGTTGTTGTCGCCTCTAAACTTGACCTTGTTCCTTGTGCAATACTAAACAGCTTTTCTTGTACTCTTAGATATTCCTGCGTTGACTTTGTTACAAATTTCACTTGAGCATTTAGAGATTGCATTTTGTCAGACATTCGAATAACTGATTTAATGCTTTGTCCTAAAATACCTGCTGCAAATAATAACTTTAATGCTCTAAGAGAATTAGAAAGCGAGTCTGTTTGCTTCTCTGTTTTTTTCGCTTGTGCTTCAAATCCTTTTAAGTCATTTTTTGCTTTGACAGCACCTGTCGAGGTGATTTGTACTGCTAAAGTTGCTATATCTGCCATAATTTTCTCCTATTTTTTGGGGCTACATTGCCAATGCCCACTTTCTTGGAAATTAAATTAACGGCAACTCAACCTGAATTTTATCTTCAAATAATTTTAGTGTTGCCTCAATAACAGGCTTTTTATCTTTCCACTCTTTTAATCCTTTACCACATAAACTAGCAAATTGTTTTTCTGCTTTATGCTCACTCAGTGTTTGGTAATATTGTTCAAGTAAATTTGTTCCGCCTTTACTTAATTCTTTCTGCATATAATTAAATGCTTCTATATATGCAATTTTAAATTTGTTTGCTTTCTTACCTGTAAACCCCATAACTAATAAAACAAACCCATCTTTGGTCATTTCAACATAAGGCTGTGGTTTTCCATTCTGTAAATCATTGTTTTTAAAGCAAAACGCAAAATTGCGTTCTGTAAAACATTCAGGACTATTTTTTATTAAAGATTGTATAGAACGTAATACATCGGAGTGTCTTTTGCTAAATATTCTTGATACATCTTCAGATGTAGTGATTGCCTTATTCCCTCTTATTTGTACAAATTTTTTAAAGTCTTCTATTTGTGCTAAATCTTTCATTTTTCTTTCTCCTGATTTTAGATAATAAAAAACCCCAACTATTTCTAGTCAGGGTTGTGTTATCTGTGGCAATCCTACCTTACGGCTCGGTAGCTACCGATTTAAAAATGCCTAAGAAATTTATACGAACTATGCAACAACCTCTTTAAATGTTGCTGTTAAAATACAAAATCCTGTATTGATGTCTGTATCCCATTCTTCACATTTAAAACTCCCTTGCTTGTCTTTGTAAGGTTTCCACACAAATGACTTTACTCCGTTATGCTCGTTTAAAAAGCTGTCTATCTCGCTGATTTTTTCTTCTGAGCCTTTGAATATTAAATCAAAGGTGCGTAGGTTATTGTTTAAACCTTTCGCACCTCTTTGCTCATATCCGTCACCAAAAGTTGTTGTAATAACCTCAGGCTTTCTTTTACGCTTCATTCCCCATTGTGGCACGTGTTCAAATACTTGCATTATTAATTCTCTTGATGAACGTTTAAAAATATTAAATCTAATTGCTTGATTGTTTCTACTTCCCACGCACTTAAACAGATACCTTTTAATCTCGCCCAAACTTCAATTTCACTATAAAGAATTGGGTTTAATGTCATTCCGCTTTGTCTACTTGCTGAAAGTTCTGCGAAATAATCAAGTAAATAAAAAACCGCAAAGCTAGGTTGTTGAATATCTAACTCTTGCGGTTGTATGTCTGTTTGCTCCCAAATTGCTGTTAAATGTTCTCTAACGGTCGCTTGAGAGTCTTTTGGCTTTTTATCTAGTTGAAAGTCTGCCTTTGCAAAATCTAATAATTCTGCAATTAGGCTTTGATAAAATTTCCAATATCGTCTGACTGTTCAACAATTTGTTCGCACAGCCAAGGACAATTTTTAAGAACTTTACGAGCATTTTCTTCGTTAAACTCTAATTTCTCATCTTCCCACTCAATATTTTCCCAGCCTGCTACACGCACAACAGCATTTTCAAGTGTTGTTTGTCGTAATTCTTCAAGTTCTGTGAATTTCTGCTTACGAGTGCGTGAGTTTTCAAACTCTTTCTTTTGTAGTTTGCGTAACTGTTTCGCTTGAAACTTGCGTACTACATCACTTTCAGAGCCATATATACTAATAAGACCATCTGTTTCCTCTCCAGTAACAGGATTTACAATTGCGAATGTATGTGTATTTTCAGAAGCTTTTACAATATTAAAATCAGATAATTTCATTTTTTTCTCCTACGCCAATGTGTCTTGAATAATTAAGGTTGTTGCTTTTTTCAATTTATCGTCAATTGTTGATGACGAGTCATAAACTGCTGGGAACGCATCAAAGTTTAATGTTTGAATGAGGTTTTTTGCTCCGTCATCAATTTCTACTGATGTCGCTTTAATACCCGGCAAAATGAATGTCATATAATCGGCATCTGTTTCTGAGCCTGCATCCATTCTTAATGCAATAGATAAATTGGCATTGTTACGAACAGCTTCAATCATTTTTTTATCTTGAAAATACATTGTGAACGATCCGCTAACCGCTACTGTTCCAATAAATACATCTGGAGCATACTTAGCACCAAGCACTGGCTCACTAGAAGCGTTTAGATCGATGTCAATCTTCATTCCTGTCACTAATGCAGCTTCTCTTTTTCCTACAAATAATTTGCCATTAATCCCTGCTAACTTAGCTGACTGTGTAATTTCACCTGCGTTGGTGAAATACTGTGTTGTGGTTTCTTCGCCTTTTTGCCCTAAAAAAGTAACTGTAACTGAGGCAATTCCGTTAGGTTGAATATCTAAATTAATTTTAGATACACGACAGCCTGTATAAATACGACTTAATCCTAAATCTGCGAATGTATCTTCTATTGTGTAAGAGTCTGTTGTGTGTCCAACTTCAGGAATGGTTAGCAGTTTAGCCTTTTTTTCACCTGTCCCTGCTGTTGTTTTTGTGATGACTGGTGAAACTGCTTCACCCCATTCGCCACGCAATGCTGAAGCTAAAAATTGTGACCATTGTCCTGCGGATAACTCACCTTTTAAATCACCCTCGACTTTCTCAAAGCCAACCGTTGATGGTGAGCGTTGCATATTCTCACGAATTTCTTCACTTGAGAAAGAGTCAAAATTAGAATTTAACGTGCTTTCTGTTCGAGGAATAACTTTACCTGTTGTTTTAGTTGCTTTTGTGCCAAAAGTGGTCTCTTTTGCAACTGTAATTTTTCGTTTAACACCTTGTGCCATTGTCATTTGCTGTACTCCTTATAATTCGTAAGCTGTGTAGTTTATTGTGATTGGCATAGCTAAATGCCCATCTACAAAAAAAATCCCACCAGTAAGCGGTGGGTTATCAATAATAATTTGCAAATTTTGATTTTTATCAATTAATGTTGCTTGATAAAAATGCCTTCGTATTCTGTCAGCTTGCTCATCAAGTAATGATGTTCCTTTGTTGTTTTCGCAGTGTAGTGTTACCTGTAAATATCCTTTATCTGTCGCTTTAGCTGATGTTCCAATAGTTGATGTTGTTGTTGATGTTGGTTGCAAATAGACAGTTTGGCAAGGTAAATTAAGCGAGTTCACTACACCTTCATAAAGTATTTTAAATTTACTGTCTAACTCATCTAAATGATTAAGTAATAAAAACCGTATTAGTTTATTCATTTAAAATCTCCCTGCATTGGAATTAAACCAAGTAGTTGTTTCTGCAATGCTAATTCTTACCATTCCCTTTGGTGCTTGGATTGAATATCCACCCTTTGTTTTTCCTGTCGGATTTTTAGGTGGGTTTGGGTATAAACCATATTCAAGCATTGTCGCATAAGGTTTATCAGTTGCGATATAAATGGTGTCACCAAATTTAGCTCGACCAATATCGGCAGGATTACCATTAAATGATGTTGGCAATGCATTGATAGAAATCGTCCAACTTTTTCGCAGTTCGCCACTGTCTACTGGAGTGCGTTTCTGCACCTTTGTATAAGTTTGTAAAGCAATTTTACGTAACGCAAGATTACTTCTCATTTCTGTTTTTTTAATAAAATTACTTATATCTGCTGTGAATGTCCCCATTATTCAATCCTTGCTTGCACCTTATACATAACTGTTGTATCAGCAGGTTTTAGAGGCTCACAATTAACTACTTGATAAGTATCATTACCTACAACAACTTCTGAATTTAAAAGCATTTTTCTATCAACATTACTATTAATTGTGATATACATTAAAACATCACCTTGTTTAATGCTATTGGCTCCGCTATTTAATAGGTTAAAATCATAATGCTGATGATTGATATAACAGTTACCTGTTAATTTTTCAGTGCTAACTTTCTCAACTTCGCCTGTCTCTACATTGTATTCTCCATCTTTTTGAAGATGTACTTCACAAGTACAACCAAATTGAGCAATTAACTTATCAGCCGTTATTGCCATTTGTTGATAAAAACTCGTCATCTTAACCTCGCACAAGTTTTACTGTTTGAATTGAATTAGAGTTTGTTGAACCACTTAGTTTAATAAATTCGCTTAATAACATTGATACATAAGCGAAACGTTGAGGGCTATTTAAACCTACATCTTTCTCTGTTTCATACGTTACAGCTAAATCACCAACCTTTGTGGATTTTTTCAATCGCTCTGGATTTTCAGTAATAGATTTACCTTTCAATGCCAATTCGCATACAGCAAATTGAACTTTTAGAGGTATATCTTCTAGGCCATCACGAGGAAAAGCTCTAATCTGTTTTTTATCTGTTTTAGTGCCTAAAAAAGTATAATTTACGTCAATGTAATCGCTTGCAATGAGTAAATATTTCTCTTTTAAACTATCATCTAAAGAACCCCACTCCTCAGCACTAGGGCGTTTGGAGTGGTATTCATCAGCGAACGAAACAGAAACATAACTAGTCGTTATTTCCGCCATTGTTATTCTCCGCATTTTCTAGCAAAGCAATTAACTCATCTTTTTTAGCATCAGAGCCATATTTAATACCTTTTTCATCTAAGAGAGCTTTCAGTTCTGCAACTTTCATTTTGCTAAAAACATTGATTTCAGAATTATTGACGACGACTGCTTCAATGCCAAGATTTTTGTAAGCCTCAACTATTAAAGGATAATCGCCATAAATCGTGACTTCTGTCGCATTTTTTTCAACTTCATCAAAGTGTGAGGCACTGCGATAGTGTCCATCTGTACCATCAATCTTGTGACCATTACTTGAATAAATTAAATGCATTTCATTCCTCCTAAGTTAATGTGATAATTACACCAGCAGTGTTCTTATTGCTTGATGTATATTTCTTCCAAGATGCTGTTGCTCCTAATGTTGTTATATTAGGGTTAGCTCCTGCTTCTTTGTCATTGTAAGAGTACCCAAGAACATCAATGTTAAAGGCTCCCTCAGCACGAATACCAATAGATAAGTTTGTTCTGTCGTTGATGTTGTATGCAGCAACTTCTGGCAACTGGGAATTGGTGATTTTCACTGCACCCGGCTGTAAGCCGTAGATTGTTCTTTGTTTGGCTTGGTCAGTAACCAAAACAGGAACATTTAAAGTACCCGGCATTCCACCATAGATAACTACACCTGCTTCTTCATAGATTTTTTCAGCAATAGCTTGATCGATAAAGTCAAACCACGTTTCACTATCCATTAACCACAAGCCTACTCGGTTGAATTTATCACCAAAAGCACGGAAGCCTTTAGTCATCACTTTCTTACCATCAACACTTATTGAACCATTAGTTTGCATTTGGCTATTAGACCCAATAGCACCATCTAATGAGGCTGTAGCATATTTAAAGTATCCTTCAATTAAAGCATCAGCATAATCTCGCCCAACTACCTGAGAGAACTCTTCAGGGCTACGTCCACGTCGCTTCATTGCTTCTTTGGTCATTTCGTACGGACCATACATAAAAGGCACTTTAACTCCTACCTTTTCGCCCATATCAACCTTGTTGCCTTCTGCTACTGCATTCGAGTTGACATCACGATGTTTGATTGAACCACCAATTTTGTAAAAAGCATCGTGAGAAAAATCGCCCAGAATATTTTCATCTCTGAGAACTAACGCACCATTACTTGCTTTGTTGAAAGTTGCAAGATTGTCTTGCATTTGCTCAAGATATCCAGTTTGAACATCCTGGTTGTAGATGATTACATCACTATTTACTGTTGTTGCCATTTATAGCTCCTTAAATTATTTATCAAGTTTTAGAAAAGCTTCGTGTCCATTTTCTTCAACAAACTTATGCTTCTCTTCTGCACTCATTTTTGAACGTTTTAAATTTGTTTGGCTTCCACCATTACCACCAACAGAAGGGTTGGCACCTGCACCGCTCATTCCAGAGCTTTTTAAAATACTGTCTTTGTTTGGATAGCTATCAACTAAAATAGCTAGTGACTCTTCAAAGTCGGCTAAACTACCTGCTGTCTCAGGCTTGCGTGAATACAGTTCATTACCTTGACCATCTGTTGCAACCACTTTGCCATCTTTAATTTGAAAATGACGACCAAAGAATGCTTGTGC